CCGTTCAAATACCAACTCGAAAGACGGTAGTACGGCAACATTAGGAATTCTCTCTTCAATGTTGAATTTAGGCGCAAACTCAACTGAAAAAGAAATCAAAATTAAAGAGAGCATTGATGCGCTTTTGCCATTTATAGATCAGGAGATAGACAAGCAAACCCGTCAGATCACAATTCCAGAAGTAGAAAAAGTTGCTGCCGTTGCCGGTAAGTCAGCCGAAAAAGGCAGAATATTAGCAGAAATCTACAACGAGATCGGTCGTGATGGTATTATCTATCCTCAGTGCAATTTCACTTCAGACAAGACCACATACCATATTACGACAGGTATCAAGTTCAAAAATACGGGCCTGCTTTCCGAACATATGGTGCATGACGAGGAAGCAATCAAGGAAAATCGCAAGGAACGAAAGGCCGTTTATCATAACCCAATGATTCTTGTTACTAAAAGGAAATTGAGCACGATTTCTGATATTAATCCGCTTTTAGCGACTCTTGAAGCCCAAAATAAAAAGGATCTTGTTATATTTACCGATGATATGGACTCTGGTCTTGCTTCTATTCTGATTGACGCTCACAAGTCAAAAGCGATCAATATCTGCATTATAAAAGCTCCAGTAGTGTATAAGAATTCTGTTTTCGAGGACTTTGCAAAATGCACAGGTGCCACGATTGTGGAAGATGCAAGTGGAATTACATTTAAGAATCTTCCTATTTCAGCACTCGGAACATGTGGAACAATTGAGGTGGACACTGAAACTACAATACTCGTAGGCATTAAAGATATTGCAGATCATATCGCCGATCTCAAAACTAAAGATGACGTAGAATCAAAAATGCGCCTATGTTGGCTCACTCCGAAGACTGCAATTCTTGAGATTGGAGGATTAAGCGAGACTGATCTTTCATATCACCGCTTGAAATATGACGATGCCATTGGTTCGAGCCAATCAGCTCTACAATATGGAATCGTAGCAGGAGGAGGTTTGGCTCTATATAACGTTGCACAGAAACTCCCGGATACTATAGGAGGTAAGATACTTAAAGAGTCAATCCTGTATCCTTTTAGGCAACTTTGCGAAAACTCTAGTATCACAGTAGAATACAGAAATATCGGAGATGAAATGGGTTATGACCTTATTACTGGAAAAATCGTAAATATGTTTGATGCTGGTATTGTTGACAGTGCATTGGTGATTAAGAATGAGGTTAGAAATGCTGTCGGAATTGCTTCTACAGCTATTACAACTCCTTTCCTTATTACCAAACCTGAAAAAACAGTCGAACAGCTCACATTAGAAACTATGAAAGGTAAGGGAATGATGGCCTTCTAATTATATGCTCGGCTTCATTGAAAAATGTAAGATATGCAGGAAAAAGTCTTTCTACATAATGCGAAGATCCTATGACTACTATTGGCTTCCAATCAGGCGAGTAACATCTCAAGAGAAGATATGCAGAACTTGTAAATGGAATGTAGTAAAAATGATTAAAGGAACTAATCCGCCACCAGAAAAATTATGGAAAACAAAACTGAAAAAACTCCTCTCGAAAGGAAAATAAATAAGGACAAGAATATCTGTCGAATCCTAAAGACTAAGGAAATCCGCTATCACATAGGCATGACAGATAAGATGCAGTCAGTAGACCTCTGTTTTAAAGACGGTGCGTATGAATTCTTCCTTGATGCAGGGCCGCTGAATGACGGGACAGAGGATGGAAAGGAAAAGAATGAGGAAATGCTTAAGATATTTAATTTAAAGTAAATGCCAGAAGAAACTGATAACAGTAATGCATCAGATAAACCATGGTTGTTCAAAAAAGGACAATCAGGCAATCCTGGTGGTCGTCCTAAAGGCAAATCTTTGAAAGAGTACACAAGGGAAATGCTTGCTTCAATGGATGATGAGGAACGTCAAGAATATCTTAAAGGACTGCCTAAAGAAATAATTTGGAAAATGGCAGAAGGAAATCCTGAAAACAAGAGCGATATAACGACAAACGGAGAAAGCATATCTCTTGCAACCCCTGAACTTGAAGCTATTGCGACAAAACTAAATGAAATTACCCGAAGTAACACCAGAGCAAGTATCGCAGGCAATGGAGTTGATTCCAACGCTGTGGATGCAGAAATACAAGATTAAGACTTCACAGGGACTTCCTATGGAGTTTGATAATCATGCTTTCATGCGTGATCCTATTAACGATATGAGTCCTAACCAGGCATGGTTAAAGCCACCTCAGATAGGAGCAAGCGAAAGCCAGATCGTTAAGACGCTATATTGTGCTCGCAAGAAGAAGTGGGACATAATTTATACTCTCCCCACAGATACGGATCGTAATGATATGGCGGGTTCTAAAGTAAACCGTATCATTGCGCAAAATCCTGTGTTACAAGAATGGACCAAGGATCACGACAGTGTTGAACAGAAATCAGTAGGAGACAATATCATTCATTACCGAGGAACATTCAGCAATAAGAAAGCCATGATGGTATCTTCAAATCTCAATGTGCACGACGAGATCGACGCTTCGGATCAATCAGTCATTACTCAATACGAAAACCGTCAACAGGCTAACTCTGAAACGCGCACATGGTATTTCTCGCACCCCAGCCTATCAGGGTTCGGGGTTGATATTTATTGGCAGCAGAGTGATAAGAAAGAATGGTTTATTGCTTGCCCACATTGCCATAAAGATATATGCCTTGCAAGCCAAGAATACAAATGGGAAGACAGCATTGATATTGTTAGAATGGTTTGGATATGCAGACTATGTAAAGGAGAGCTTTCGGAATCTGACATTAAGAAAGGAGAATGGATGGCTACGGACGGAGTGTGCAGATATGACCCATTGACGGGCAAAGACAAGTTTCCTGGACTTACTGTAACCCCAGACGGATTTCAAATAAAGGAATTTTCAGGCTATCACATTTCACAACTTATGTGCGTATGGATAAGCCCTAAAAACATAATTGCCAAGAAGAATGATCCACTTAAGGATGAACAGTATTTTTATAACTATGTCCTTGGTCTTCCATACGTAGGAAGCGAGAACAAGATCAGTTCAGAAGTTGTCCTTAAAAATGTATCCCCAGTAATCAATGCTCAAAGTCCACGCATTATTATCGGAGTAGACACGGGCATGCCATGGTATCTGACATGCATGAATACTGAAGGAGTTTTTTACCATGAACGGCTTAAAAATGTAGGTGAATTGGGAACATCAAAGGATTACGATCCTAAGAACAGAATTCGAGAGCTTTTGAATAAATGGGATCGGTCTATTGTCATTGCCGACCAAGGAGGAGAACTAAGTCCGCTTAGAATACTTCAACAGGAATACCCGGGAAGAGTTTTCCTCGTGTATTACCGAAAAGACCGTAAGAGCAAAGAAGTCATATCATGGGGTGAAGAAGAAGAGTTTGGAACTGTCAGAGTCGATCGTAATGCGATGTTTCAACTTATGGTTGAACAGTTGAGGGATTTAAATAGAATCCGATTTAATGGAAGCAAAGAAGATTGGCAGGAATGGGCAGAACAGTTTGATAACGTCTACCGAGAGATTAAAGTAGCTAAGAATAGCCCTGGAAAGGACGTAGCGACGAACTATGGCGTTGAACTGATATGGAAGCGCAATGGACCAGATCACTACTGTCATACGCTCTTGTACTGCCTTGTAGGCATGGATAAATATGCCCAACCCCTTGCTCAAATCATTAAAAAAGATAATTTCCTCTCTGGTGTCGCTACCGGATCAAACACAGACGGAACAATCAGGGCAGCAAGCAATTTAAGACGTTTTGGTTCTTTTAATAGTAACGGATCTGTAAATGAAGACTTTTAATGCCCCAAGACTTAATCACAATCGAACTTACCACAGTCCAAGCAGCACTACTGCGTGACGTAGAGAAGCACTACGAAGTTCTAGGCTATTTGATAGGCTATATGGATATGTTAAATATCAGCAGTCTTAAAAACATGTCTATAACCTTAGATATTGATGATAATGGAGTTATTAAGCATACAGCATTTACTAGTCACTATAGGAAGTAAATATAGTTATCCCCAGTCTTGTATTATTTTGTAATAAGAATATAGTTAAGTTACTAGTACCAACTAGAACCTAACCACATGAATGGCGGTATCCCTCGCGGGGTATCGCCATTTTTGCGTTTCTATACACAAAAATGGCAGATAATTTCCAATTAAACATTGATGCTGTAGATAATCTTGTAGGATCAAAGACCAATAAGATTCTTAATGGTGGTTCTAGTGAAGAGGGAGTTTCAGGAGAGGAACAGGATTATCTTTCAGTGGAACTCACTGACGAGGAACTCCTGCAACTGCGCGATCAGAGAGAATCTGAACATCAAGGCTATTTTCCTAAGATAAAGCCCCGCCAAAAGAACAACAAAACCTATCTCACAGGCATGCAGATGCCTAATGCTAGAAAGATTAACGGTACATCTGTTCCTGTTTCTTCCAATTTGCTCTTTGAAGCAACGGCTACATTCGTCCCTGCGGCACTCGCTAAGAACCCTGAACCCGTCGTTTGGTCGGATAATACTCCACCAGGCAAACAGGCATCTTCAGACCTTAAAACAATGCTCCAATTCCATGCCGAACAGCTTGGAATGCGCGAAAAGCTCTCCGTAATGGTCTGGCACTGGTCAGTATATTTCCTTGCTTCTCTCAAATTCGGTTGGGATTCAGAGACAAATGACGTAAAAATGGAGGTTAAGAATCCTAAAAACCTTAAACTTGATCCTAATGGCTATGTAGATGAATTTGGACACTTTGTAGGTTGGATTGGTGATCCTATCGAAGTAACGGCCAAGAGGCTTATCGAACTTTTCCCAACACACAAGACATACATTACTGCAAAAGTAACGGGAAAACTGGGAACAATGTGTACTTATACGGAATGGTGGGACGATGAGATGTGCTTCTCAACTTTCTATGATGTCGTTCTTGATGCCCATAAGAATGAGTTTTTCAACTACCCAACAAAGAACCCAACGATTGTAGATCT